CGCAGCCACAGGAGAATATTCTACTACCCAAGGTGATGTGTTAACAGTCGAAAGATTAATGCCTGTTCCGTATACATTGACATTAAAATTAGATATTTGGACTAGTAACACTGAACAAAAGTTGCAATTATTAGAACAGCTAACTATACTATTCAATCCTGCTTTGGAAATTCAAAGTACTGACAACTATATAGACTGGACTAGTTTAAGCTATGTGCTGTTAACAGATGTACAGTGGAGTTCTAGAACTGTACCTGTGGGCACAGACACTCCTATAGATGTTGCCACTTTAACTTTTGAGTTACCAATATTCATAAGTGCTCCTGCCTTAGTTAAAAAATTAGGTGTTGTACAAAAGATTATAGCCAGTATTTTCGATGCAAACGGCAATATAGACGAAGCAATTTATAACGAATCTAATTTATTAAGTCGACAATCTTTTACTCCATTACAATACGGCACTATATTATTAGGTAATGAAATTAGGCTAGTAAAATATAATCAACATGTACAAGACAATTTTGGTCAACAAATAATCAAAGAATTAACTGGAAATGTCAGTGGTACTTCTTTATTTGTGTCTGACACAGACGGAATAGAAGAAAAAATGATAGTTAGTCCAGTGTCTGTTCAATCTGCTGCCGTAAACACTATACAGCCAGTTAATAACTGTACAGTTCTATCTATTAGTGGAGATCAAGTTACTACCAGTAATACAGTCATTGGAAACATTGGAGATAGAATTGCGTTTACTTCGGTGACACAAAAATCTGGTAGCAATGAGCCGTGGAGAGATTTAATAAACGTCTACGGTAATTTAACCAACGGAACCAGTACTATTACTTTCGAACTAGAAGATGGAAATAGTGTTGTTGGCACGGTAGCATATAACCCAGCCGACGACACTACATTGCTTTGGACTCCAGACATCGATACCATACCTGTTAATACTTTAACACCTGTAAATGCTATCATAGATCCGTTGGCCAGCAGACCCAACAAAGATCTACAAGACTTAGCTGTCGGCACAAGATATCTATTAGTAAACGATTACGTGGGCACCACTGGTGGTCAAGCATTATATAATTGGTTAGGCATTGACAATACTCAACTAGTAGCGTATGCTAACGATATAATTGAATTTAACGGTTCGCACTGGACTGTTGATTTCGACCATCGATATGAAACTCAGACTCAGTATATAACAAATTTAACTACAGGCATACAGTATAGATGGGACGGATCGAATTGGTCAAAAAGTTACGAAGGTTTTTATCCTGCAGGTAAATGGCAACTAACAATTTAAATCAAGGATGTGGTGCAATAATTTATTGCACTTCAACTAATCGATATTTGTTTCTACTTAGAGAATCAGGCAAATTTCCAGGCACTTGGGGGCTTGCAGGTGGCAAGATAGAATTTGGTGAAACCATCGAGCAGGGGTTACTACGAGAAATTAAGGAAGAGTTGGGCGGGGAAATACCGGGTGCAAAAATTCTACCTATAGAAAAATACACCAGCAACAATAACGGATTTGTGTATCATACTTTTTTGATCAAAGTAGAAGAAGAATTTATACCAATTTTAAATCACGAGCACATTGGTTATTGTTGGGTGCCTATTGAACATCTTCCCACTCCCTTACATCCGGGAGTATGCAGAACTCTTAAATTTAAAAAAATTAAGAGCAAAATTCAAGTACACGAAAAAATTAAAGATTAAAAACTAAACTAGTTCTAGGAGTTTGACTGTTATTTGGCAGCACTTCGTGATACAACCACGACGGCCATAGCAATAATAATCCAGGATAAGGCTTATATTCTGTTTTAGGCAGACTGTACCAATTATTAGGATCTTTGATCATAAACATATAATCAAAAAAGTCTTTAAAAGGTTGGTTAGGATAAAAAGTAATGTTGCTACTACCAGGGGGAGTTTTAAGATAAAAAATTCCGCTCACTGAGCATTGGCTATGTAGATGCTTGGGATGATTGCTGCCTTTTAAAAAACTATTTGCGAATAAGTACGGACGCCACGGAACTCTGCTACTATCGTACCCTTGTAATTCTAAGAACTCGCAGGCTCTTTTTTTGATGAACTCACCAAATTTTGCAAAGTCTGGTTCTTCGACCAAATTCTTAGTGCCGTATGTGGTTTGGCCGTTATAATAAAAATTTTCGTTGACACCTTTTTGAAACTGTCTGTCCATTGCAGCAATCATAGGCTCAACCCATTCTGGATGTTCTTCCCGGCCGATTACCGATGGAAACCAATGGTCTAAGTTCATATCAGTATTTGTTAAAAAATAATTGAATACTTAATCTTGGATGTTCGGCGTTAGAACTAACCATGCTAGTAGCGTGATAGATGGGTGGCTCAAACCATATCATACTGTTAGAATGTGGATAGATCCATCCTTGGCCAAGTTCAGGGTGATCGTATAAAAACAAACCTCCCCAGTTCCAATTCCAAGTCTCATTGAGATAAATTGTGCTGCTTAATCTAGGATTATCATTGCTGGCGTCATGATGAAATGTTATTTGACTGCCTGGTAACCAGATATGCATAAAACAATTTAAGTTCGGGTATTCTTTAAATTTAGCATCTAGAGCTTGATATTTTTCTATTAGATGATCTCTAAATTCAGGGATAGGCAAAATTAAAACAGGAGCGTAAGAACCCGCTTCGAGTCCTTTACCCCATCGTCCCATATGATTAATTTCAAATGCTGCTTGCCCGCGAGAATTTTCAAATTTTTTTCTTAATGCATCTAATACATCGGGCTCTAGAAAGTTACTGTGTCTGTGAATCATTTTAACCTTTAAAATTCGGTGGTAATAAAAAATAATTGGAAAAGTCTGCCTGTTTCCATTGTGTTTCCAAAATAGTCTAGGCTTGTGTGAAATTGATCACTGCGATAAAGTACTAGTCTATTATATCTATTAGCAACAACATCGCACAATTCCCACTTAGTATAGTCTTGTGATTCGTAAGTTTCTAATTCTGATGCCGTCAATGCTCCTGTTCTTTTATATTTAAAAAACCCAGTACCGCTGGTTAACGGAGCATCTGGTGTTAAGTAACAAACACCTGCCCACGTATTAAAATGATCTGTGTGTATCCAACTACGGTCTTTGGCCATGGCTAGTTCAAAACTTCCAGTCAACCCGTCTTTTTCATTCCAGTTTAGCACATTGCCGCCGGCGTTTCGCAATATCGAACTAATACAGTCCTTGGTTCCTTGATTTAAAAAAGACTTAGTGCGAAGACCTGGAAAGTTTTCTCTATAAGCAAATTCTTGACTTAGAGCGAATGATCTCACCCCATCTGGATTACTGTAAAAGTTATCAATTACGATAGTATTTGTTTTCATATTAATATACTGTGTCAAAGAAAAACAATTGAAATAATCTGCCGTCTTCGGATGTACTTCCAAAATAATCTAAGCTACTATGAAATAAATCTCCTCTATATAAAACCAACCGGTTATATCTATTAGCGATCACATCGTACTTGTGCCATTTGGTCATGTCTTGTGCATCATAAGGCTCGTCTCCCATTTCGGCTGCGGTTGTTGCATTATTCTTTTTGTACATGAATAACCCTGTTCCGCTAGAAACCGGAGCATCCGGAGTCAGATATAATACCCCGGCCCATTTATTAAAATGATCCGTGTGTATCCAGCTTCTGTCATTGGCAGTGGTCAATTGAAATGACCCCGTATAACCATCTTTTTCAAACCAGTTATTTACTTCGCCACCGGCGTTCCACACTATAGTCTGTACAGTTTCTTTAAGTTCTGCATTCAAAAAACTTCTTGTCCGGGCGCCAGGATAATTGCCTTTTACGTCAAATACCTGATTTAATGCAAACTTTCGGATACTGTCCGGATCACCGTAAAAGTTATCTGTGATTAGTATATTTGTTCTCATTGTTACGTACTTATTCAAATATAATAGTGTGCAATAAATTATCGTTTTGTTCTAGATTAAGACCCATGCATTTTTCTATTTCATCTTCAATGCGTTGATATATTGTTTTTTCCCAAAGAGGTTTTGCTAGATTATAATTTTCTTCAAGGTATGGTAGCATCTCATCATACATTGCAGGGTCTAAGTTATCTAGTATGTGTTCTAACTCTTCGAAAGTATTAAATCTGATAATCCCTTTAGGATTAAAATATTTTTCAATATTTGTACATCCGTAATAAATCGGAACTGTATATGTTTTAAAACAATCCAATAACTTTTCTGTGTACATGTTTGTCATAATTTGATTTTCAGTGGCAATATTAAATTTTGCATTTCTAAAAAAATCATCTTTACTGGGCAGCCTAGGCGGACTACGATACCAGTTTATGTCAAAATTGTTAATTCTATTTTCTTTTAATTTTTCAAATTTTCGCATTATTCTAAAACGCATATGATATGCATCTCCATTTATTTTGCTACTCATTAAAAAACTTATTTGATTTTTTTTATCCAGTACTAAATCGTCGTTTATCCATGAGCCCACTGCACAAAACTCTTTTGCATTAGGTAACTCTAACAATCTATCATCGTAGGTTAAAATTAAATCAAACTTATCTGCATTGTCTTGGACCATTTTGGCAAATCTAATCCATAAGTTAGGCGGTTCACTTTGCAACAATACTCTAAATTCCGAACTGTCATCCACATCAACATTATCTATGTTAATACTAACTGTTTTGTCAAATTCTTTTGTGAATGCCCTATTGTCATATAATCCATAACCAGGCATATACCCTATTTGTTTTATCTTATGCATTTTAATACCTCACCCAATCACCAGTTACGCCGCATCGACCATCTACAGTCCAATCTACTATTTCAACATCTTTCATTAAACCAAACAATCTGATATATAGATGTAAAGTATACTCTACATCTTGATGGTAGTACTTACCATGTTCCATTTGCATTTGAGCACTAGCAGCCATAAAAGCCTCATAATGATCTAGCCTGTTAGTGCCAAATGCATGAGCCACAGTATAAAACCCGTATAATTTATTGTCTACTAGCAAATCTCTAGGCAGTGCTTGTTCATTTAAAAAATTTATATGTTCATCTGCCCAGACTAATTCTTTTTTCATAAAAAATTTATCTTTGAGCCAGGATTTAAAAATCGAAGGATCATAGTCATCGCCAAGCGTATATCTGCCACATATTTTTGTAATGAAATCATATTTTTTTAATTCATTTTTAAAATGTTTAAAAAATTCTAAGATCATTAAACATTCGCAATAAGATTTACTAGTATAAGTTCTTACAACTTCTGCAACCACTGGATTAAGTTCTTGTAATTTTATATAATGAAAATTTGTTAATTGCAGTTCGTCTAATTCTTTAAAGTAAGATTTACTAGAATCAATGAAATAAATTGGCGCCGACGGATCTTTTGTTTTTAAATTTTGTAAAGTTGCAATAGTTTGTTCAAGCCTTTCGCTGGTGTCAAACACTGTTCTCTTAGGCACGCCTTTAAAAGATTTAGTCGGGTCTAATTCGATACTGCTTGTTACAAAAAATGCATGTTTCATAAATGTACTATACGTTTCAATGAATTGCTGAAAACTACGGCAGCATTGCTAAAATTACTGTCTCGGCAAATCATACCACCACAGCGGGCCAATGTCATTGCTTCCATAAAACTTTCTTGCCAGAATCTTTTATAGAAAAAGGCTTCATACTCCCAAGACCATTGCCAGCGTTCTGTGATTTGTTCTGTGGGCAATCTCCATAAATTTGGATAATATCTAATTATATTTCCGTATCGTTGTTCCATTTTGACCAAAGACTCTACATTGTCTGTGGCAACATAAAGGCCATCCCAGTCGCCGGTGGATAATTGTTTATCGATGGTATTACAGTAATCTTCGTGTGTTATTTGATTATAATTAGTATGCACAGCCATGGTAGTCATTCTGACATGCACGCCTAATGTACGAGAATTAATATTAACTAACTTACATAAGTTATCAACTTTTGTAGTAATTTCATTGTTAATGTGAATCTTGTTCATTACACGTTTATAGTCCGACAATCTATTACTATCTTCTATAGGATCGTCTTTCATGTACATTTTTCCAATTGGCAGAAATCCTTTGTACTCGTAGGTCATATCTGTTTTTTGATCTAAGACATAACCCATAATATGATCATAAGGACGTTCAATTCCGTATGCTTGCATTGCGGATCTATTTCTAACTATATGTCCTACGGCTTCTTCGAGATACTCATCATTATTCGTATTTTCTTCGAAAGGGCTCAGTGTTAAAAACACACTGTCAAAATCAATATCCGCTAATGGTATCACTCCGCATTGTAAAAATCTACTGAACGGACCGCCACCCGGCATAACATAGATATGATTATTCATTTAATTTCTTTCATCCAGTGTGCAATCATTTCATCCAACATCGATTCAAACGTATAAACAGGTTGCCATCCTAGCTCATTGCGAATAGGTGCGCTGTCGCCTTTAAGGAATTTTAATTCTTCAGGACGTAAAAATTTTTGGTTTTGAACTACATAATTTTCGTAATTCATATCTAAACTTTCAAATACATATTCGCACAATTCGCGAACAGTATGACTTTCGCCTGTGGCCACTACCCAGTCTTTGGGCAGGTCGGTATTAAGAATTAAATGCATGGCGCGAACATAATCATAGCTATGACCCCAGTCTCTACTGCTGTCTAGATTTCCCAGTTCTAGTTTATCTACTAGACCTTTTTTGATCTCCACTGCTGTTTTTACAACTTTATTAGTTACAAAATTTGTGCCGCGGCGTGGGCTTTCGTGATTGAACAAAATACCGTTACAAGCATGTAACTTATAAGCATCACGATAATGCCTGGTTAAATTGAATCCCATGACCTTACTGCATCCATATGGACTAACCGGAGTCATCGGAGTAGTTAGTCGTTGTACACCATCTGAATCAATGCTGTTTCCAAACATTTCGCTGGAGCTGGCTTGGTAAAATTTAGCACTGGGCGCAAACTGTCTATATGCTTCTAGCATATTAAGAACACCTAAACTATTAGTTTTGATAGTAAATGCAGGCATATCAAAACTAATACGCACATGACTCATTGCCCCCAGATTATAAATCTCATCGGGTTTAACTTGATTTACTACATTAGCAATGCTCATTTCGTCAGTGAGATCTCCGTAGATACGTGTGATCTTATCATTGATATGCTCTAGTCTCGAACTTTGGCCTTCAGGAACACTGTGCCTACGAACAATGCCGTATACATCATAGCCCAAGCTTAACAAATATTCTGACAGGTAACTACCATCTTGGCCATTGATACCAGTGATTAACGCTTTCTTTTTCATCTTATTCTTTCCACAATTTCTTTTTGCTTAAATCTGCATAATTTTCCCAACTACCGCAATCGGGTGTATCATCGGGTACTTGATCCATCAGTATGATACCACGAGCAGCATCTTCGGGAGTCATATACATATGCCATCCACAAACGTCTGCGTCATCGTCCCACTGACTTACTTCCATGTCGCGGCCATCATATCTTGCTTTTACTAACCAATCATATGCGTCTTTGTCGTCTGTTAAAATCATTCCGCCGCGGCCAATCGGAACACGTTTCTTAATTTGAAAACTTACTACGTGCAGGCCGCCTAAATACATATTTTTGCGCCAACGAGTAGCAGCATCCCAAACCGGATAAGGTTTTAATTGATATGCACCACTCCACTGTTCATCTCTAAACGTGGGATGGCATCCAGCATGTTTAATATACATAGGAATACTTTGATATGTGTGCTTAGGTATCTCAACTAATCCTGTTGCTTTAAGATACTTTAAACTTAGAAATACTCCATGTGTACAACAATCCACACTAACACCGTATTTGGCCCCAGCAAACTCTGCTACTTTCTTTTCAAATGTATCTACAATATCGCGGGGATCATTCCAATTGTAACCCATCTGCTTAACAACATCTAATTCAGGGCGCTGGAATTCTTTTGGTAATTTGCCGCTGGGCCAACTATTAAATTTATTCATCGGTATTTGTATCCCATTTTTTCTGCATACTCATATGCTTTGTATTCACTGCGTTTACGAACAGGTCTAGCAGGATTTCCTGCATATACTGTCCATGGTTCTGTGTTCTCTTTAAGCAAACTATTGGCTCCTAGCACAGACCCTTCTGCCATTGTAACTCCGGGCAGTATAACACTATTCGCCAATGCTCCACTAAATCTTTTTAAAGTAATCGGCCATAATTGTTGTTCATCTTGGTATTCTTTGGGAATTAATGGACCTATTAGGCCTGCACCATGAAACGTTTCGCTGCCACAAATATACTTTGATCCTACACTTAAGAAGCAAAAGTCCTCTACGCAGAGCGCTGTTTCTTTACCGCCAATTACTGCAACGTGTGGACTAATGTGTACATAGTCGCCGATTGTTAATTTGGTTGTGCAATAAAAGAAACTGTCAATGGCAACGTGATTACCAATTTGACATAGTTCAGGTCTGCGTATTTCAGCAGTGGCACTGATATAAACGTCCTCACCTTTGATCATTTAAATTTTGGTCCTATTACCCAAGTTGTCAGTGTTCGTCTAAGACCCGATAAAACAGGCGACACTCTATGCAATATATATGACGGTATAAGTATCACGCTGCCTTTTTGTAAACCTGTGTCTATGGGAAATCTCTCTTCTGACAAATTTAATTGAAACTCTCCGCCCGTAAAGTCAACATTGGGAGTACTTAATAAAGTCACTATAGTAATCTTTCTTAAATGCTCATTGATTCTATAATCGATTAATTTAGGAGTATCTAATCCAATGTCCATATGAAAATTATGTCTGCCTTCAGGGCCATACTCTGCATATTGTATATAATTAAAACCTGTTAGATCAAACTTAAACAATGTATCGTTATAATATTCTACAATTTTATTGTATCTATCATAGATCCACTGAGTATTGTGATCGGGATATTCGATAAATGCTGTTTTTGCTTTTCTGGTAGCGTATGGATCTGTATTATTAAATGTTCCTCCTTCATTGAGAGGCATACGTTTACAATAATCAACTATGCTATCTATTTCTTCATCAGTAAATTGATTATGTAAAATTACTTTACTGGGAGTGAACAGTAATGTATTAAAAGCAAAATTAGACAATGTTGTCATAAAAATACTTTATCTAGAGCTTGCCCTTGATATGGTCCAGTTTTATACTCGTAGACCACAGTGTCATCTTCTAATATTAAATAGGTATGGCCGCCTTCGAATGTCATTGAGCAGTCGCCTTGTTTGATAATCTGCTTTTCTAATAGCACACCGTCTATGTCATAAAAACTAACTTCAACACTGCCTTTGATCACTACCCAAGATTCCTGTGCAATAATTTGTTGTACAGGAGTTGGTTTCCAAATATGCTGATGTGGCTTAAACGTTTTACCTTTTTCCATACGTAAGGTGGCTAATTGCAAAAACTGATGTTCTTCAGCAACTTCATTGCGACCGTTAATGTCTGCTAAACGATAAACAGTGTGTAGATGTTTTTCAGGATGTGCCTTGCTATAAATTTTATACATGATAGAAATTATTAATGTTAATTTTATTGAGCCAATCGTTAAATTTGTCGTGAACAACCGTGTCACTGAAATTTTGCATGGCCCATTCTCTGCAAGTATTGGGATCTAGTTCCGTGACACGTTCAGCTGCTCGTACAAAAGAACCAAAATCTTTACATCTAAATCCAGTAACTCCATGTACTACACTGTCAACATAACCTCCCCAATCTGTGGTCAAGACAGGTGTTCCACAAAACTGTGCTTCTGCTACTATGTTACCAAATGGTTCAATATAATGCGTGGGAGCCATTAAACACTGAGCATTGCTTAATAAATCGCTGCGCTGTTTTGGGTTAACATATCCGGTCAATTCCACGTGATCAGGTATCGAATCATAGCCCAAATGCCTTAACGTATCAGTGGGTCCTGCAATATATAATTTCTTACCTAACTGTTTAGTCACTTGAACGCAAAGGTCGATGCCTTTGTCATAATTAACTCGTCCCAAGTAAACAAAATAATCTTGTTTTTTATCTTTAAATTCAAATTCACTAGGTGTAAACGCATTGGGAATCACAGCATCAAACCAACTTGGTTTTAAAAGCATTTTGTGTAATCCATAATAATAATGCATCTGACTGTAACTAACAAATGCTCTATATGGACTATACACAGTTTCTGGAGGATATCCAATGCTTGGTTCTAATCTATATAATTCTGGATGTGCATCCATGGTTGCTTTGTTTGCCATGCCGTAAAAAGCCAACAGCATATCGCCAGGTTTTTTTCTTCGACCTACGATATCTATGGCTCTATTATTATAAATTTGTTCTAGATGTGGTTGATGTATTAATAAATTTCCATCTTCGGGCGGTGGAAATTCATCATTGGTCACGCATACTTCGTTTTCACATGCGACTTCTGCAGATTCGTGTCCGTAGTGTATCATGTCCCAACCACGGAACTTCATATTTTCAATAAATTTCAAAGCCGCTACATTAAACGGCTCCATTCTGTAACGTGTGTGCGTAATGCCGGACGGATTCGATAAAATATGTAATGTAGGTTTCATTGTTGTTGATTATACACGATATTTAACAATAATAAAAGGTCCTAGGACCTTTTATTAATTCAAGTTAACCATTTATTTCTTATTGTTTAATTTTAAAAACAACAGGATTATCTAATATTTGGTGGATGAATTGGAGCTGGTTGAATAACACCAGATCTTTGAAATTGGGTGTCAACTTGGGAATCTATTAGATCCATTAATGGTCTAGAGTATTTGGCCGGAAGTTCGGACAAACCAGCCATAATTGTAAAAGCATCGCCCAGTGTAATAGTTAGTGTAACTGGCGCTTCATTTGATAATTCATTCATATTTTAACCTCGAGTGTGTGTTAAAATATTTAGTTATGTTGCGGGACCGACCCACGGAGGCGATAATATTTCTTGATTCGATTTTTTACTTTCCAAATCTGCGTCAACTGCTTGTTTTAGTCTTTCCAATTGTGGTGCAGTCATCGAAGATTCAACCCATCCAATTACTTGATTAGATGTTAAATTTTGAAAATTGGTAAATGGGCCACCTGGACTAAATGTTACTTGTTGAGCGAAATCTGCTACTCCGGTTGCGATACCATCTGTTCCGACTAATACCCCCATGATATTATAAACTACATTTTGATAACCATCTTGTTGTTTATAACATTCCAACCTTTGTATATTCCACGAATAACTTATTGACATATTACCTCTTTATAGTCTTCCCACAACCACTTCAATGATGCCTTCAGAGCCTTCGAAATGTTCAAGCGCCTTACCGATTACACAACCTGGAGAATATTGTAAAGGATCTAATTTCATTGCATAGCCTGGCTTAGTTCCTGCAACCATTAAATCTCCAGGTTCTACTGGGCCCTGGACTTTACAAGGAACGCGGCCTGTTAGTGCCACTTCTGCTCCATCTTCTCCATATTTATTATTCATTAAGTAGCCCGGATTAGTACTTATTACTCCTGCTACTCGTGTTGTATGAGATTGAGTAGCTATAGTAACTTCCCTGGAGCCGCCAAATACTACCACGGTACCGGGTTCGTACTTGTTGTCTGCCAAATATTTTTCTGCTAAGTCAGCGTACTTAGCTTTGTTAGAAGTACCATACATTACACCGTTATCACTGTCTAGGAAAATTCTGGCAGCTCCGGAAGAGCAGACATACATACCCCAAACGTTATTGGGTGCGCCCGAATTAGTACCAATACTGAATTGGTTTATACCTGAATATGTATATCCAATCCCATACATAGTATTTAAACTACTGCTAGTAGGAACGTAACTTCCGCCAATAGTATAAATTGGACCTGTTGTTGCACTAGTTTCAACTGATGCGTAGTTACCCTCTAAATAACCTGTGCCTGCGCTGGCACGTCTTAGAATACCAGAGAAAGTGGTAATGCTACTTGTTCCACCCGATATAGACAGCGAAGCAGCACTATCATTTCCCACTCCGCCGCGAGCTTGTATTCTAGCTTCACAATATACTGTTCCGCTGCTAAAATATGCACCACCCGGTGATATAAAATAACTGGTTGCATAAATGTAGGGGTTGGCAGCACTAAAATATAAGTTACCTGATGCGTTTTGAACGCCGGTGATACCCACTCTATTAAATGACACATCACTGGATGTATTAAGAGTTTGGTTTGCGCCTGGTCCTTGCGGGCCTTGCGGGCCGGTACTTCCGATAGGTCCCTGTGGTCCCTGTGGTCCCTGTGGCCCGGTGCTTCCGATAGGTCCGATAGGCCCAATTGGTCCGATTGGTCCGATGGGTCCCTGTGGTCCTTGTGGTCCTTGTGGTCCTTGTGGTCCTGTATTACCGATAGGTCCGATAGGCCCAATTGGTCCGATAGGTCCGATAGGCCCTTGCGGTCCTTGTGGTCCTTGTGGTCCGCGTGGTCCCTGTGGTCCTGTATTACCGATAGGTCCGATAGGCCCAATTGGTCCGATTGGTCCGATGGGTCCCTGTGGTCCTTGTGGTCCCTGTGGTCCCTGTGGTCCTGTATTACCGATTGGTCCGATGGGTCCTTGCGGTCCCTGTGGTCCCTGAGCACCCTGTGGCCCAGTATTTCCAATAGGTCCAATTGGTCCTTGTGGTCCTTGCGGACCTTGTGGCCCAGTATTTCCGATTGGACCTTGTGGCCCTTGTGGTCCTTGTGGCCCAGTATTTCCGATTGGTCCAATAGGCCCGGTCGGTCCTTGTGGTCCTTGTGGTCCCTGTGGTCCCTGTGGTCCTGTATTTCCAATTGGTCCTTGTGGTCCTTGTGGTCCTGTATTTCCAATTGGTCCAATTGGTCCTTGCGGCCCTTGCGGCCCTTGAGCGCCTTGCGGCCCTGTATTTCCAATTGGTCCTTGTGGACCTTGTGGACCCTGCGGTCCTTGTGGACCAGTATTACCAATTGGACCTATAGGCCCGGTCGGTCCTTGTGGTCCTTGTGGTCCTTGCGGGCCACGTGGTCCCTGAGGACCTGTGTTACCGATTGGACCAATCGGACCAGTCGGTCCTTGTGGTCCCTGAGCTCCTTGTGGTCCAGTATTACCAATCGGTCCTTGTGGACCTTGTGGACCTACTGCTTGTAGTCCATTAGCATAAAAATAATTTCCAGCGTATATATTTCCCGCAACACCAGCGCCGCCCGTAACAATTAAAGCCCCAGAGCTAGTAGATGTTGCTGCTGTAGAGTTCGCCAGTATTAATTCGCCAGTTTTAAAAGTACCATATGTGCCAGTAATATTGGCGTTGGCAGTTTCAGATGCATTTGACCCTAGCCATTCAAGGTAACCAGTTTCATTTTGCCAACCTAAAAATGCGTTCTGATCGGCTGTTTTATAATAGTGGAATCTTAGTCCTATGTCTTTGCCATCATCTAAGGTTAGATTGGCCAAATTTGGTAAAGTATGCAGCTCAATTATACTATCTGTAAAGCTAACATTATTGCTACCAGTAGTAATAACATTGCCGCTGACTATTAAGTTTCCAGTTACTGTTAAATTTGCACCTACAGTAGAATTATTGTTTGCATAAAAGCTGTTTACTGTAGCAGTGCCACTAGTAGTGATAGTTGTAAATGCTCCGGTACTGGGTGTTGCATTTCCAATTGGAGAATTTTGTAATCCACCTGTTGCTGTTAAGGCGCCCGTGCTAGCATTAAATGTCAATTTTGGAGTTGAAACATTAGGAGTTTGATTTGATCCGGCAGCTCCTACTAATACAGGATATAATACTGTTGTGCTTGTATTATCTGTGGCATTAACAATAGTTGCAGGCCCCGACGGTCCCTGTGGTCCTTGAGCGCCTTGTGGTCCTGTGTTACCAATTGGGCCTTGTGGGCCTTGTGGTCCTTGTGGACCAATTGGTCCTTGTGGGCCTTGTACTCCGGCACCGGTTGGTCCCTGTGGGCCTTGTGGACCCTGTGGTCCTGGCACTGAACTTGGGCTTCCCTGCGGTCCTTGCGGTCCTTGCGGTCCCTGAGCACCTTGTGGTCCTATAGGACCTTGTGGTCCTTGTGAGCCTTGTGGTCCAGTATTACCAATTGGGCCGATTGGTCCAATGGGCCCTTGTGGCCCCTGTGGCCCTTGTGGCCCCTGTGGACCAGTGTTACCAATTGGGCCTTGTGGTCCCTGTGGCCCTATCGGACCAATTGGGCCTATAGGACCTTGCGGACCTTGCGGACCTTGTGATCCCTGTGGGCCAATTGGCCCTTGTGGTCCTTGTGGTCCTTGTACTCCTGTTGGACCTTGTGGACCTTGTGAGCCTTGTGGTCCTGTATTACCAATCGGGCCTATAGGACCTTGCGGACCTTGTGGCCCTTGTGCGCCCTGTGGACCAGTATTACCAATTGGGCCGATCGGCCCAATGGGCCCTTGTGGACCTTGTGGACCTTGTGCGCCCTGTGGGCCTGTATTCCCAATTGGGCCTTGTGGGCCTTGTGGTCCTTGTGGGCCAGTGGGACCTTGTGGTCCCTGCGGACCAGTTCCCTGTGGGCCCTGTGGTCCTTGCGGCCCTGGCACTGAACTTGGGCTTCCCTGTGGTCCTTGCGGCCCTTGAGCGCCTTGCGGGCCAGTGGGACCTTGCGGTCCCTGTGGGCCTGGGGGTAATTCCGATTTTAACAGGGTTTGTACATCA